CTCCTGCTCTTACTTCTGCTCCTGCTCTTACTTCTGCTCCTGCTCTTACTTCTGCTCCTGCACCTACTCTTACTTCTGGTCTTACTGTTACTCCTGCTCCTTCGTCTAGTTTTATTCGGACTTGGATTCCTACCAATTCTACTTCTCTCTTGCTGTTCCTTTCTAGCCATGTAATTACGAAACACATTACTAAAATTGTTTCCTTCTTTAGCCTCTTGAGAATCCATTTTTGCCTGTTTAACTTTATTTGCCCGTTTTCTCGTAGTCGTAGCCCTAAGATCCAGATTATTCATATTTGTTTTAATCATCTCATCTATATCTCTAAACGTAGTTTTTATAGGGGAGGTTCTTCTAGTCATAGCTCCTCCTCTTAATCTCGATTTCATTATAGTAACAGTATAGAGAATTATTTAAAAATCTACTATAATACTATAATGAAAAAATCGGTCTTATATTCAGTAGGTTATCATGGCCCAGAAATATTATTCACATTATTAGTATTTATTATTATAAAAACAAACCTAACAAACGTAATAAACCTAACAAACCACCTACTTTTCGTATTTTTAATAAACGCATTCAATATCGAACTAAATATGGTTCTTAAATATATAATTAAACAACCAAGACCCCAAAGAGCGATTAAGATAAATAAACAAGACGTCAAACATAGCAAAACATACGGAATGCCTTCCGGACACGCCCAATTAGTATTCCATAATTTAGTTTATCTATCACTTCTAACAAAAAATAATACAATCACAACCGCCTCATCATTCGTCGCATTATTAACACTCTATCAACGATATGTATTTCGCATGCACACCTTTTCACAATTAATGTGTGGGTCCCTACTAGGATCACTAAGCGGTTACTTATTCTATAAAGCATACGTATGTATATCGAATCGCAACACACAAAAAGATATCAAAAGCGCCAATATTAAAAATATCCAATCTAATTAAATTTATGATAACCATTTTGCGAAACCCTATTATCTAATCCAGGATAATCATTCAAATAATCACCGCGATAGGTAGGTTTTTCACTGCAATGACCACGACACGAAGGTCTACTACGATGTTCATTCGTGCTATAATAATCAAATGGAACCCCACAGTGAACGCACCGTTTCTTGCTACATAAACAACAACTAAACAACAAACCCATTATATATTATGCTTTATATATTATGCTTTATATATTATGCTTTATATATTATGCTTTATATAGCATAATTCCAAATACAATAAATATAATTAAAACATTTAAAGTAACACCACTACTATATATTGGACAACTAACAGCAACCAAAAAATTAAAAAATTTTTAAAAAATTATATTACCCATATAATTAAAATGTTGTCCGTAAGCAGGTATTTTCGTGATCGAGGTCGTCGTCGTGGTGTTCTTCGTGGTGTTCTTCGAGGTCGTCGTCGTGGTGTTCTTCGTGGTGTTCTTCGAGGTCGTCGTCGTAGGTCAAAGCTGGAGGGTCGTCGTTGTCAACGAAATCATTCTTTCATTATGTGTTTAAACACATAAACTGTCCATAAAGAATTTTTTCACGCGAAAGATTGCGCACACAACTGTGAAGACGCAACAAGTAGCAAATTAATAAAAGATATTATATGGGCAAAAAATCCAATGTAGATACCGGCGCAAATCCAATTTGGTAATCTTTTATTAATGACAAAAAACAAAATAAATTAAAAATTAAAATTTAAAATTTAAAAATTAAAATATTTTTTTTTCAGTTTATTTTTCAATCAAAAAGTTAATATAATTATTGCACGATTAGCTATCGTATTACTATTAACTAAAATCCGTAGCGGTATAATGGTATCAAACAGCAAAAAAAATTAAAAAGTTTACTCGAATAACATACATATGTTTGGTTAATATATGATTATAAAAAGAGAAACTGTCAATGTGCTATTACATAAAATTAGACAGTTTTCAAAATATAAATCATATAAGGTTGTATTTTGTATGTTATGTGTGCCCTGTTAGCTCAGTCGGTTAGAGCGTCTGACTGTTAATCAGAATGTCATTGGTTCAAGTCCAATACGGGGCGCAAATATAAATAATAAAAAATATAAATAATTACTATTCAGTAAATTTGAATACTAATTATTAAAATCTAAAGAATTATTCATTCTACACAAATATTTAAAGATATAAACCCTATTAATATTAATCATACTGTATGGAAATAAAAGACCACAGCCAGATTTTATGTAATGATTACACAGAACTAAACAATATATTTAATGCATCTGATTGGTCACTTACAACAAACGAAATAAATAAAATTATTTACACATCACGCCACAACGAATTCGAAGAATTCACAATAAAAATTCTAAATGAAAAAATCGAAGTTTCCGTACCAATGCCAAATAGCGAGGTCTTATATAAAACCACTCTTCGTAGTAGCGAAGATGTAATCGACTATTTACAAAAACACGTAAACAATTTAACAGACGACATGAACGATTCTGATACAGAAAACGACAACTAATAAATTATTTTCACATATAATAAATTATTTTCACATATAATAAATTATTTTTATATAATAATGTCATCATTAGAATATAAAAAACAATTAGTTAAAAATTTATCAAAAAGTATCGAAAACTTTTTATTCAAATATACAAAAAACAACGCAATCAGTGGATACATAGTAGCAATGATCCATTGGTTAGTAATGTACATAGTATATATGTACATTTTGCTAGGAAATGTCAACAAATTTTATTATCTATCTTGTGTATTCCTAGTGATAACATATATATTACACATCTATTTTTCCGGATGTATATTGATTCGCATTGAACGAATAATATGGAACACGGACAAATGGTGGGGAATATGGACATTATTTTTCCTCTTTTTACAAAAACTAGGAATAAGAATAACAAAAACCCTAACAAATTACACATACACAATATGGGTTATTTATGTTACCATAATTATAACACTAAAATTTCTCATAAGTAACAAAAATAAAAAATTTAAAATAAAATAAATTAAAATAAAAAACTGCCTTATCTACTGCCTAATCGTTTTATTTCCGCCCTCTTTTCTTTTTTATATTATTTTCTTTTTTTTCTTTTTTTCTTTTTTTAATTTTTTTCTTTTCTAAAATTCGTCATCTTCAACGTCCGAGTCACACATATCTGCCCAACTCATCTTCGGTGTGAACATCTTGCGCTTCTTACCTAAAACCGTCGTCGTATCCTCTTCTTCGACTTGCACCTCCACCTTCACCACCATCTCGTCTTCGACTTGCACCTTCTCTTCGACTTGCACCTTCTCTTCGACTTGCACCTTCTCTTCGACTTGCACCTTCACCACCATCTCGTCTTCGACTTGCACCTTCTCTTCGACTTGCACCTCCTTCTTGGGAACAGGCATAACCAGAGGTGGTGGTGGTGGCAATGGAGGAAGCGGAGCCATAGGAAGCGGAGCCAAAGGAACCGGAACACAATACTGATTGTATTGCATCCTCTTCTTCTTGTTCGCTAGAACCGGACACCTGCTCACGGTGTGGCCCTTCTCGTGACAATACCTGCACTCGATGGAGAGCAAGTATGGACACACCACCACACCATCCGGACCAGGACGGTCGCGTAGCCAATGAGACTTGTATTCCTTCTCACTCTTCCCCGCCTTGAAGCACATGTTGCAGAACGGATTCATAGTTGCGATTATTTCGTATTCTTGTTTTGATTGTGTGAATCTACATATTGGTTGATTTTCATTTCAATTTTTTTTCAAAGTAGCAAAATCCATAAAATAACAAAATCCATAAAATAATAAAGTCCATAAAATACCAAAATAAAATTGATTTTATTTTGGTCTAAAACTGAGAAGGTAGCAAACATTTATACGTTGTCAAAAAATAAAAAAAAATGCAATCGCTGGATTTTGCCAGATTTGGAACGTTGCTGGAACGTTCCAAAATGGATAGCAAGCTCCATCAAAGCGAAGGCGTCCGTTGGTGTCTATCAAGAGAAACCGACAAGGATGATACAAGACGCGGTGGAATAATGGCCGACGAAATGGGACTAGGTAAGACAATTCAAATGCTCGGAGTCATCGTATGTAACATAAAGAAACACACACTAATCGTCCTCCCCAAAGCCTTGTTGAATCAGTGGATCAAATCTGTTAATGATGTTTTTAACCATGAGCCAATACTGTATCACGGTCAAAATGTAAAAAATCTAACCGAAGAAATCCTTACAAATAATCCAATCGTCATCACAACCTACGGAATGTTAAATAATAAAAATAACGATAGTTTACTCCACATGATAAAGTGGGACCGCATCATATTTGACGAGGCTCATCATCTTCGCAATAAAAAAACACGTAAACTCGAAGGCGCACAAAACATGAAATGTACAAATAAAAAATGCATACTATGGTTCGTAACCGGCACACCCATTCAAAACCGCCTATCAGACCTACATAGTCTCTATAAATTACTAGGGATTCCTAAAACTGAATATAGAAATCCACAAAACCACACCAATCTAAAAAAAAAATACATAATCAAGCGCACAAAAAACGAAGTAAATCTAAATATACCTAAAACCAACGAGAAAAAAATATATATTGACTGGCAAAACGAATCGGAACGAGACGTCGCCGAAGAACTCCATACATATTCCGCTACTAATTCTCAACCCTTCTCTATCGAAAAATCCAAATTCGCGAATCCGTACATGAAACCAACACTTCCGTTCACTATGTTTTCCAAGCAACTATGTGTCTGTCCAAAAGCATTTCAACCACATTTAACAAATCTATTAAAAGAAGACAAAGAAGACTTGGAAGAACCAATTAAAAATATGCTCGTTAAAACGGGTAATAGCAAAATGGACACAGTCATCAAAACCATAACACAGCGAAAAAATAACCGTAAAAAGTTGATATTTTGCCAATTTAGAACAGAGATTAACACCGTTAAGAACGCCCTAAAACTCCACGGATTTAACGTCGACGTGGTAGATGGCACCACCTCACAAAATAAACGCAAGGAAATTCTCGAGAACCAAGACAAACCCACAAATCAAGATTCAAATTACACACTAATTTTGCAAATACAAGTTGGGTGCGAGGGGCTAAACCTTCAATCCTTTAGCGAAGTATACTTCTTAAGTCCCAACTGGAACCCAGCAATCGAAGACCAAGCAATCGCGCGTTGTCACAGAATCGGTCAAGAACAAGAAGTTGACATATTCCGATTCTACATGAACGATTTCGACCGACATTCAATCAGTTTAGACACATATATAAAAGATACTCAAAAAGAAAAACGTTCAATTATGATATAACCAAAAAACCTATTCTATGTAACGTTAAGATACTATATATATAATATTTTTTTAACAATTATATATATATAATGAAAAATACTAGGGGTAAATTTTCAGATGAAGTTTTGAGTTTAGTTGAATGTGAATTAAAACCATCACAATGTGTATATAATCCTCCTACCAATAATGAAATCGAAGAGTTATGTGCTGAAAAAGGTATTGATGACGAATATATTCCAACAGTAATTGAGATATTCAATAATATAGAAGGAAGTAGTGGTGGTGCTGCTGCTGCTGAACCGTCATCTAACTCAGAAAGTTCTTCACCAAGTACTTCACCAAGTCCCTCATTAAGTACATCAGCAAGTAGTTCTGATGATTCGTTAACACCGTCAGATTATGTATCAAGAAGCGGATACACACAGACTCAACAACTAAATTACGTAGACAGAGTACTATTACAACTACTATTAGGTGGTATAGGAATAGGGGTAACGATAGGTGTTGTCGGAATATCGGGAGCAGAAAAATTCTTAGTATCCCAGGGTATAATGCACCCATTATGTAAAGGTCCACTTGATCGTCTTGCCAGGGAATTTGCAAGACAATTAGAACCATCATTAGCAGGTCCGACGTGTGATGAGAGATTAAATAAAGCGGAAAGTATATTGAAATGGGCAAGCGGAATAATAACTGCTTCATACAGTCAATTAACATGGAACAACTGGTCAGAATTGAGATTACTATTGAAAGACCGCTTCTTTGAACCGATGGAAGTACAAAAAAAGATAACAATAAAGCAAAGAAAAAAAGCTAAAAAGGAAAAAACACGAAGAAGAGAAAAAAGACAAAAAGAGAAAAAACGACAAAAAAAGAAAGAAATGAGTTCAAGAAAAAAGCGTTCAAGCAAGCTACCATCACCCAATGGACCTAGTGGTTCAAATCCATCACTTAGTAAAACAAAATCACGCTCACGCTCAAAATCACGCTCACGTTCAAAATCGAGCTCAAGAAGACGGCCCCGAAGAAGCAGAACTTCAAAGTGATAAATAAAAAATGTATAAAATTAAAAAATTTCATACATTTTCTTCATAATTTCCACTTTTCTGTTTCAATAATTTTTTAACACTTTCTCTATTTTCCAGAATAAGTTCTATATCTCCATCGCTCATATCGACATGTGTTTCACTACAACCGACCATAAGACGTTGTAATATATCACCTCCACATTGTTCAGGCGACACATAATTATCCGGTAAAATTAACGTAGCACACTTATCCAAACAACAAAAACAGCACAGTTTATGTAAAAAAAAACATATCTTATAGTTTTTTTTTATTTCTGCGTTAGTGATTTCTTGCTGAAAAATTTTATCTATCATAGAAAATGCCGTATTCAAAAACAAAATAGTATCGATTAAATTTTTTTTTTGTTTAAATAAGAGAGAAACTCTTTCCTTGTATTTATCGGAAATATTGTAATTATCTCTCTTCTGTATTTGATTAATAAACCTAATTTCATTTTTAACATTTTTCAAATTCGTCAAAGTTTTAGCCTTGTAATCGTCTATTTTTTTTATTATAGAAAAAACATTTGTATTATAAATCAACGGATATGTATAACGAATAAAACGCGGAATAATAAACTGATTTGTCTCTTTGATGTCACCTATTTTTTCTTCCACACTTTTAATATTTTCTCTCATCTGACTAATAAGTTTTGTTTCTGCATCTTGTCGTTCTTCATACATACTATATATTTTATTACGTTGAGAGTCCGAAATCCATTGTTTTCTTTTTTCATCACTATGTGGACACATATATTCGATGACCTTTTTGTGTTCACACCACTGTCGTATGACATTGTCCGAGGTAAGTATTGGGTTGCTGAACAAAAGGACGTTTCCAGATTGAAATTCAACATATGTCTGCAACTTATCATATTGATGTGAAGAAATCTTGTAAGCTTCAGCCGAAGCATCTAGTTTTAAATAATTAATAATGGCTAACAAAAACGCAATAAATGCCGAAATAGCCGACAACACAATCTCTCCTTGTAAATGACAATGCAACGGTGACTGTAATACCGAAACCAGCGCCGATAAAAAAATAGCCGGCAACATCAAACGATTAAGAATAATTACGGTATAGTTACGCGATTCCATATAAATTATTTTCTGTCCTTTCAAATAACTAGCAAGAATATCAAGCGCCGACGAATAACGATGTATAATATCCTGTTCATACGACTTGTTTATCTGTCTACGCACATTGTTATACGATAATTTCTTATAATGAATTGAATCATCAACATCCTCATATTCAACACCAACCCCTTCAACACCAACCCCTTCAGCCCCAGCCCCAGCCCCAGTCCCAGCCCCAGCCCCAACCTTTCCAATTTTTTTACTGAATCTTCTAGTCGTTTTCTTATTATCGTTAACTGCATTACGTCTTACCTTAGTATTATATTCCATTTCGTAATGCGTCGGCGAAGAGTGCACATTATCGCTATCCGAATCAACATCCGTATCCGTATCACTAGGTTCGCTCCCTATCCCTCTTTCACTAATAAACAAACGACGCGAAGCCGTATTTGATTCTACACTAGATGCAGAACCTGATAGTTTATTAATAATATTGTTATCAAGATTAACTAAATTAAATTTATGAGCACCACCGTTATCAACATGACCATTATTTGAAAAATCATTAGTATTTAAATTATCCAAACTAAGTTTAATATTAGATAAATCTTGAGTCATTATAACTTATATAGAAATTTATTTACAAACCAGTAGATCCAAATCCACCACTTCCACGATTAGTAATACCCAAATCATCTTCCTTATCAACGAGTGTAACCAAAATAGGATAACTCAAATCTGGTGGACAAATCTGGACCACCCGCATCCCCCTCTCCACCGTAAATCCTTCACCATCACCCATCACCTTTCTATTATCAAAAGCAGCAATAATATTACCACGATATCCAGAGTCAATAATTCCTACCGAATTTGAAAGACGCAACGGAGTCTTGGTTCCTGTACTAGACCTCGGATACAAATAATACCCAACAGGTTTACTGTGTTTGCTGATATTATCCATTTTACCCATACTACATTTCACCTCGTGATTGAGTTTATAACCAAGTGAACCCGACATAACAACATGTTCGATTGGACTAAATAAATCGAATCCCGAATCAAATTCAGCCCCAACATCCTCAAAAATACATTTACGAACAACCGAATTATGTTTTTCCACAGCATTCACATATAGAACACGAACACTCTCATCCACATCATCACCCACAAATAGTTTTAGTTCAAAATAAGGCTGTAGAATATTACATTCTTTTTCATTATTTGAAGTATTATTTGAAGTATTATTTGAAGTAGGACGCATCGCCACAGCAATCGAACCAATATCGTTATTCACAACTGCTGCCATATACAAACTATTATGGTGTTGTATTTATATCAATTTTATATAATTATTAGATTCATTATATAAAACTGAGCATAAAACATAGTATAAAATATATATAAAATTTTTTAATAGTATGGTTACTGACAATCTCCCCAATTCCAATCATTAGGAAATCCTCCTCCTGGCGTGGTGTAATTAACGTTACATCCAGAATTATGGTTAATCCACTGTGGCCAATGCGCCTTACATTTGGGCGTAGGTAAACAATTATTGATAAGCAACCCACTCTTCATATATTCACTAGAAGATATTGCGCCAGTCGCCGATGGTCCTACCGCTAGCACCCCCGTAGTTTTACAATCATTATTACACGACCCAGCATCTTCGCTATCAGCAACACACGTAGTGGTCGTCATGTTATGAACACTGTTAATATATCCACCTTGTGAGTGTTCTAGCTCATTAAATACTTGCACCCAATCCTTCGTAGTTTCAGCCGTGCATCCTTCATAGAAGACCGATGTAGGATTACGAATGCTACTAGCAATGTAACCTGAATTATTCATATTGGACCGTTTGATGATACTTGGATCATTGCTACTACAGTGACTGCTGCTACGTCCTAACGATGATTGACCAACCCAACCTTGATTTCGGTGTCCTCCATTTAAGGAAAATCCGCGTCCATAACCCGAAACAGGATGGTTCATTCCTCTTGATTTACGTTTCATTGCAACAATAGACATATAAATTAGACAAATATAAAAAACCTGTTATTTGGATTTTTTTCCAAACACCTTTTTAAGAAATGATAAAGTTGGCTATCATGTAAATCATCTAAATTATATTCTAATGATTCAACTATTAATAATCCGACACTGTAATATAAACACGACACACTTGTATTAAAAGGCAATTCTTTATTTTTACTCTTATAAAAATCATTTAATTCAGGAGCCATAAATTTACTTTTAAAATTAATTGGACTGGTAATAGTAACAGAATCACTGCCCAAAATATCGACTATTTTATCGTTTTTCTCATGATAACTATTAATAATATACCAATCCTCATTAATAACACTAATGTCATCCACTTCAAGAAATAGAAAACTCTTATTAAAACTAGCAAGTATTTCTATTTGGATACCTAAACAAATAGCCAACCGTTGCCCTTTATAATAATCTAACTTGGTATCAATCTTATTTGATTTATTTGTTTGAATCACAATATTATCGTTTTCACTATACCATGACCCACTCCATCCATTTTGAATCAGTCCATTAATTAGTGCTTTATTGATTTCATTATTTTGTAAAAAAATATTTTTCATCTTGTATGTGCTCATTAAATAACACTAATAAAATAAAAACAACCAAAACAACCAAAACAAAACCCATAAAAACATCAATATTTACTAGCATAACACTTCCAATATAAAGGAAAATTATACACGATTTTAATTTCATCTCCATTTAGTAGTTTTTTTTTTATACTTTCTGCATATTCAGTCGAAGGCCATTCATTAAAATGAATAAAAACACATTTATAATCGACATTATTTTTATTTTTTTTATTAATAATATCTACTTTCTTAATACAATTTGATTTTAATATATTTTCAAACGTTTTTTTAACAAATGCCCAGTTTGTAGTTTTGAGTGTATGAGGTATACAAATGCTAGGTAAAGCTCTGGTAAATGTTGTGTCATGATTGACCATCTAATGTATTATAAGAACAATTATTAAAATCAATTTTAATAATAATATTCTTCCAAAATCTCATATATCAAAGATATCGGTTCTTCATATATTTTTAGCTATTACAAAAAAAAATTGAAATAGAACCAACCCTATGTATGAGTCAAACACCTACATTACATAAAACATTCCAAATAAATATGCCCTTCAATACTATGAAGAACAATTCTAATATGTTGAAGAAAAATAACCGTTTTGACGTTTTAAAGGAAACTTCTGAACGCAGAAGTAATACTCGCAACCAAAACAAAACAAAGAACCCAAAAAGAAAGCATTACCAAAAGGGAGGCAACGATTACCAAAAGGGAGGCAAGCATTACCAAAAAAACAGTAATAATAACAACGTATCATTTAGTAACAATTATGAATTATTTCCTGAATTGTCTACTAAAGATATTCCTACAAATGAAACCAATCCAACGCATATGAATTATGCAGAAGTAACAAAACCTGTTGAATGTACAATTGAAAAGAATGAAGTCCAAGAAGGTTGGGTAAAAATATCTCTTGTCGATAACAAAATTGTTTATTCAAAGAACAAGAATGATGTAAAGAGAGAAATGGATATTAGAAATATTCAAATTCCTCTAATAAATGGGCTAGATAATGACCAACAAACCCAGGTACAAGATATGGTAATGAGGTGGGAAACTTTCCGCAACAATGAGAACGAAATGTATGAAGAAATGTCTCCGTTCTGGCACGAAAAAAGTCTTCTAGATCCACTAAGCGACGATTGTTATTCAGAACCATCAGATGTTGATGAAAGCAGCGACGAAGACATGGACGAAGACCTTGATGAATATTATGATGATCTTTAAGTTAAACTTTAATAATGTTAATCTAGATATTATATAATGTCTGATGAAGAACTAGATGACGAATGGTTGGAATCATATAAAATACTTGAAAATGATTATAATGATTTTTATAAAAAGAATACAGAAAACATAGAAATGTATTTTTTTTACGTCAATATTAACAATGAATTAGAGTCAATCAACAAAATGAATTATATATTAGACAGTAAATCGAAAATAACCAAGAATAATATGATAAAAGTAATCAAAGAAAATGAAATAAAAAACAATAAGAAATACAAGGTGAAACACATAGTTAAATATAACATAACCTTGGAACCCGATGAAATTATTCATATGTTAAAGGTAGATAATGAGGAAGGTCACAATTTTATGTCGCAAGAGACCTATAATGGCGATATCCATTTTTCCGACACAGTATGCATATTACAAGATTTAAATTCTCTCTACATTATTTTTTCCGAAGTGAATAAAAAACGCACCGTAGCAAATACCGGAGCAAATACCAGAAAAATAAAATTCCGTAAACCAACAAAAACAAATGTAGACAACACACGTCGTAAAAGAGTTTAAAGATTTAAAACCATCATATATTATTCATATGGAAAAAGCCACTATAAAATTAGGTGAAAACAATCACCGCGAATATAATTGGTCCAACAATACAAAAGACAAATTAACCCAATTTTTTTTCCAAGTAGTCCGAACATCAGACACCGATGAAATAAATAAAATAAAACAAATATATAGCGAATTGCTTATCGAATGTTTTTTCAGCAATCCTTCACTAAATATGATAACCCACAAGTATGTTGTATTAACAATACCTCTCCACACACGTGACATAATAGTAGGAAAGGGTGAATATCAACTATTTTATGTACTCATCGGAGTATTGTGCAAAACAATAGATAATTATATAAAAAACCCAACTTATAAAGCAGTAAGCACTGAATTAATGAAGGTCGTAAAGTTAATGATTAAAAAAACGCTAGTATCTGAAAATAATAATCATCAATACGGAAGTTGGAAAGATGTTAAATATTTATTAAATTATTTAAAACAAGAATATGGGTGTGAAGACGACATTATAAACCATCCAATATTTGATTACATTATGCATTTGGTTTGTAGTCAAATAAAAACCGATAAAGAAAAAGTAAAGAATAAAGAAAATATATCGTTGATAGCCAAATGGTTACCTAGAGAGAAAAGTAATAAATTCGGTTGGCAGGCTAGACACATCGCCAACGATTTATTTTCCGAATTTATTTCAGAAACAATAAATGAAACCCAAACAGCAATGGCCGAGCGAAAATGTTTGACACATTATAGAAAGTTAATGGCACTTTTAAACACCCGATTAAAAACACCTCAAATTAATCAATGTAATAAAACGTGGGGACGCATCGATTTTGATAAGAATGTAACAAGTATCACATTGAAAAAGCAAAAATTTGCATTTCAGAACATAAATCACAATAATGAACTACGTTCGCTTGCAATCGATCGCACCGAATGTCGCAATAACTATTTAGAATACATTAAACGTTGTCAAAATAATTCAACTAAAATAAAATGCGCCCGCGTAGAAGTAATTGATATGGTTCGCGAAGCGTTGCGTCTCACAGCATATCAACAACATGCGCCCGACGAAAACATCGTATCTGCACTGAATATGCAGTGGGAAGAAAGCGGAAAATCGCTACTACCTCTAGACAATTTCGTAGCAATGGTGGACACGTCAGGTTCAATGACCGCCGAAAATGGAAATCCACTTCATTCAGCCATAGGATTAGGACTAAGAATAGCCGAAAAATCAAAGTTAGGTAGACGCGTAATGACGTTTAGTGAAAAACCGAACTGGATAGACCTAGAAAACGAAACAACTTTAACTGAGATGGCACGTAAGGTAGCCAACGACAGCAGTTGGCAAATGAACACTAATTTTGAAGCGGCAATCGGATTGATGCTACGTTCGTATATTGCCGATGATCTCCACCCCGATGAAGTAAAGAATATGGTGTTAGTAATATTTTCCGATATGCAAATAGATAAGGCCGATAGCAACGCAAAATCAATGAATGAATTAATTAAAAAAATGTTTTCAGACGCAGGAAAATTCACATCTCATCAAACACCCTATGAGCCATGTCATATACTTTATTGGAATTTACGGTCAACAAATGGATTTCCGTGTCTATCCACCGAAGAAAATATTAGTATGTTATCTGGTTTTAGCCCCCAGTTATTAAACACGTTTTGCAACGAAGGTATTGATGGGCTACAAAATTACACACCTTGGAATTGTTTACTGAATCAATTACAAAATGAAAGATATACATGGGTAAAGGAATATATAAATAATATATAAAGAAAAAAATTCTTATATAATAGTATGACTAATAATATTGAACAACAGGATCAAGATTTTTTTTACAATGCCACAAATGAGCTAATCAATAGAACAAATAATGAAAATAGTCGACTACATATGTTAATTCATGAACTGATGAATACCCCAACAATAATAACTTCGTCAAATAATATGGATGCATCGAATGATTTTTTTTCGTATAATTCGTTGGATTTACCATTATCAATTATGTCATCAAATTCAATATCAAATTCAATATCAAATTCAATAATATCTACAATTAACGAGTCAATGAATGAAAAATCTAGATATAAAAAGGTATTGTCTGAAGAAGGAGAAAAAAGTCTAACAAAAGTAAAATATGACAAAACAAAGATGGATTATGATAAATGTCCTATTCTACAGAGTGAATTCGAACCTGACGAAGAAATAACTCAACTACCATGTAAACACTGTTTTAATACCTCGGCAATTGAACACTGGTTAAAAGAAGAAAAATCCATATGTCCTGTTTGCAGGTATGAATTAGATAACGTAGAAAAAAAATGTAATACAGACCTAACACCTACCGATGAGAACACAGATGACGAAGACGCCGATGACGAAGACGCCGATGACGAAGACGCCGAAGATGAATACACAGACAACATGGACATCGACGAAGAAGAAAATAATGTAAATAATGAATCGTCTATATTTAATCTAATAAATTCATTAGAAAGAGCGTCTAATTTGAACAATCGCAATTATTATAATTCTATAACCGAAGACCCTGAAATCCAACAGGCAATATTAATGAGTTTTACCAATTAATAACTAAATCTCATCAATATCAATAAATTCATCATCAGAACCATCAGAACCAGAACCAGAACCATCAGCACCGTCATCCTCGTTAATTTCATTCAAAATATTATTTTTCTGACTAGTAATAGTATCATCCTCAAAAATAATATTATCGCTATATTTACTTTCACCATCATCAAAAGCATTAATTAGATTACTAAAATTAATAGAATTCATAGCTTTTAGTTTATCTTTTTCGCTTGTAGTATATACTTCAAGCAAGTCACACTTTTCCGCCTTATTTGTCCTTGCTTCCCAATCACGAACCCCAACCAATACCCATACTCCCGGAGCAATATTATTATCACGTTTGTCCCGTCCTCTAAATTTATTTCTTATAATACATTGTCGTGTAACACCGTCATTGCAAATGACCTCACAATTTGGACCACCAAGCAATTTAATCACGGCTGCATAATTTTCACCTTCTTCTTCAATTAGACGTAGTTTCCGATTATAAGTAGTATCACTACTCTGAACATGTTTACGAGCCGATTTCTTAGATTTATTACCACCAGTCTTATTCTTAACCATGATTAATTATATTCTAATATAGAGTATTTCTTAATCAATTTTTATAATAAATATATCAAAAAATACAAATATATCAAAAAATACAAATATACAAAAAATACAAATATATCAAATCATTTTAATATGTAAATTTAAAATTAGGTTCAAATACGACACATGGTTCATCTGTAAAATGTAAATCATACCATATTTTCCAGGATACATCATCTATTACTCCAATACTTTGGTCCTGTATTTTTTTAGATTGTTCATCCGGTTCATAACCATACAATTCATAAAAGTCTTCCAATAAATCGTCATTTTCAAATTTTATTTTGTAATCACGCGTGAACGAAGCCTTGAAATGATGAAATCGCTCATCCCAACACGGTGTTCCTTGCGCATAATACTCCCACTTTCCCAAAACGTCCTTCTGCAAATCATCAAATATATTACGAGAAAGATTGAACGAACCAATGCAAGCATCAATACGATATAGTCTTTTTATCGGTAACGTATGGTATATTTTATATTCACATGTATTTTCGTGTTTGTATATAGATTCACAATCATTTTTATCAAATAAACAAATCGGCATAATTTTATCTACAGAACCAGCAATGTGATCAATAAAATTAACTATAACCGAAATAAATAGTACATAATTAGGAATCTTTTTGTGTTTGTTTATATTCAAAAACTTACTATAAATTCCTTTGATTTGTTCCACACCACCACTATAATTATTTTGACACATATTTTCAATGTAAAAGTTAATTATATTAGCAAATAACTCATATTCATTACATTGTTCTAATATCAATAGTTGATAAATATGGTGAGCAATTCCTTCGTAATTTTTTTTATAAATACATATAATTAGATTTTGATATTTTTTTTCAATATTGTTACAATATTTTGGTTTTCTACCTCTAATATTATATTTATGATGTATAAGCTTATTACTTATAAAGCCTTCTATATGTTGACGCATCATAAATATACGTGAACTATTTTTACACTGAATCAAATTTTGTATTATATGAAAATACGTTTCAATGGTAATCGCTTTTTTAAATTTTTTCCTTATAAAAATTTCTAATTTAGGATTAAAATCAAAGTAGAAATCATAATAAATGTTCCAAAACAAATTACAAATATCATATCCAGAGTAATATAGCTCACACACCCAATGATAACTCTCTCTTGTCTTTTTAGACAACAACGAGGATACAAACATAATTATACACTCATCTTTTGCATATAAATATCTAGTTAAGGTATATGATTGTCTATCAGTAACAGAAATACAAGCCATAATAATTAGTTATAATTTATGTATTAATAATAAATATAAATTTATTATCAATTTTTTATTAATTTTTTATTAATTTTTTATTAATTTTTTATTATACTATTGATTTATAAAGACAATACAAATAATTATCTTATCATATCTTATATGAGCAAAAAGGAAATCTCATGGATTGAACTAATCAATGTAATGATAGCCGAACGCAAGAAACAGGGAAAGGCTGCAGGCGTGAAAGATGTAATGGACGATGCCAAAAAAGAATGGTCTCTCATTAAGTCCGGTAAGCACGATAAATATGTAAAAGGAAAACCTAAGATAACACGAAAGAAAGGAAAAAAAAGCAAGAAAAACAAGACAAGCAAATTAGGCAAAAACAAAAATTGCAACGAAGAGGAGACAGTATCCGCCAAAGTCATATTCCAAAAGTGTGACTTATGTAAGAACTGTAAAAAGGAAGTAAATAATTTGTTCAAAATATAAATAGAACAAAATATAAATAAATCAATAAATGGTTTTTTTAATAGAATTATTAAGTAAATCATTTTCTTTATTTAATGTTTCGATTCCTTTATCAAAATCAATATCAATGGAATTAAACGCCTCAAAATATGTTTCTACATTTTCGTTCAAATAAAATATTTCGTAATATTTATTAAACGTCTCGGAAATATTAAATCTTTTCAACGGATTAGGGTGAATGTTATACAATAACAGCTGTGAAAACACCTCATAAAACATATTTTCTACGAATTCATTTGGAAATAATAAATCCACTATACGCAATAATGTAATACTGATTGAATAATTGTCCCATGTTTCATAATATTTGATTAAATTATTGATAATAGTGTTTTTATTACCAGTTTTTAAGTATTTTTTAATTTGTAAAACACATAATTCCATATACTTGCTACGAAACTCGCGTGAAAACATATTCAAACCTTTATTATTTTCAACATATTCCGTCGCTATTTTATTAGAAATATTATCAACATACTTCTTGTCTACATTAGTTCCATCGTATTCGTGAATTAAAAAATTAATAACATGCACTTCTAATGGCCAAACAAAATATTCTGGAGCATAAATATAAAAATAATCTTTCAAATTTTCTTTTTCAAGTTTTTCAATTGGAATAGAGAGACCAAAATCAATAAATTTCATATGATTAAGTTGTGTGTCATACAATATATTGTCGCTTTTCAAATCAAAATGAACAATTTTTTTCTCAATAAGTATACCAATCGCCTTTAACGAAGCCGTATATAATTCCATAATAGAAATCATAAGATGCTTTTTATCATTTGTTTCATTAAAAATAGCCTCAACAACCGGTTTATTTTTAACATATGGAATCTTCATTAACATATATTTTTTATCATCATCCTTTATTACGTCACATTCTTTCAATTGTTCTTCGTGCTTCTTTTTATAAACCTTTATATTCACAGGGCATTGAGAAACAACCGGCAAAAAAAAAAATTTATAAAATTCATTCTTTTTTATAGTTAACCCAATATTTAATTCATTATTTGATGTAAAATTTTTCTTCTGTAGTTTCGTAACAAATTTATCGTTATCATTCTTCTTATTGTCATCTTCATTATCACATTTTAATCCTGGGTAATATACACATCCGAAACCACCCTGACTTAATAAATTGCTCATATAAGTTAAGTCTATATTATTTTATACTATTATTTTATACTATTATTTTATACTATTATTT